GAGCAGTAACACCAGCACCGCCCATAATACCAAAAGCAGTTATAACGTTCTTTAATGCGCCACCAAAGAAAGCCCAACCAGCTGGGGGTAGTAATAATGCATAAATACCATAGTCACCTACAAAGGAAAGAATAGAGTCAAATATATTAGCAGTAACACTGGTAGTTTCAGCTTGAGCAGCATTAGCAGCTCCTGTGAATAAGGCAAATGCGGATAGCAATGCTCCAACAATTAAACCTTTCTTACCCTTAAATAGTTTACCAAGTAAACCATCAGGGCCAGCCATAGCCTCTGTCTCTACATTCATTTTACCTAGAACAGCTTTAATGTTCTCAGTATAAACTTTTGCTCTTTCTACTGGATCAACACCCTCTTTACCTAATAAAGAAGTATCAAGTAGACTCTTGCTCTTACCAATATCTTTTAGTTTATCAGCAGCTTTAGTTACGCCTTCCTTAATAGCATTAGAGGCAGCACTTACTTTTTCATCTACCTTTTTCTTTACAGCGTCTCCTTCTTCTTTACCGAATAAGAAGTCTGTAATGCTTATTTTACCTTTAGTATAATTCTCTCTGTTTTCACCATTATTGATGTTACCAAGAACTTTACTAACAATGTCTTTAACTTTTTCAATCTTACCAGTAATTTCACCTGCTTTAATATCACCAAATAAACTAGTGAATAACTTTGTCTTAGATACTGCAGCTGCGGCAGCAATAGATTGAGTAATAAAGAATTTGAATACAGAGCTAATAGCATCTTTAACAAGTCTAGCACCTACATCTTCACCAACAATAGCTAATGAAATTAGAGGTATACCTGCAATTAGGGCAGTGACCAAACTTACTTGATCAGAGAAACCTGAAAAGACTAGCCCTATACCAGCTACCAAATATTTAAAGTTACTGCCAAGTAAGGCCTGTCCAAGCATTCCACCGCTATCTTTTGATCCACCAGAGATTCCGCTAATGAATGTTAAGAAGCCAGAGACAAATTCTTTTACAACACTTACTTTACTAATAATAGTAGCAATACCTGCGCCAAATAATAGTGTACCTAATAAACCTGAATCACCAATACTGAATAGTGAGAAGAAACCAGAAATAGCATTTCCAATAATACCAAACTGTTCTAAGAATGCTTTACCAAATGCATCAGCAAAAGTAATAATAGCACCTAAGATTTCAGGAATAGATTTAATAGCTTCTCTTAAGTAGAAACCAATTATTGAACCAGCTGTTTCACCGATTTCTTTGAATACATTTGCATCAAATGCTTCGTAAAGCGCTTCAGCAATTCTAGGGATTAAAGCAGCTTTAATTAATACACCAACACCAGCAAAGAATGTAGCAAAGGTAGCAGGAGCGAGTAATGCAAACACTGCGGCTAATACGAATACATCAGCAATATTCTTGAATACAGCACCTAACTCTTTTAGAGGTAAGCTTGCCAACATATCCTTAATGTCAATCTTTTCTATTTTGAGTTTTACTTTAGCAACAGTCTCACCTATTGTTTCTGTAATATTTTGACCAATACTTGATTTAGCAATAACATCCTTGGTATCCATACCACGGGTTGTTACTTTACTAAATAAGTCTTTAGTACTATCTCTTAAAGTTAAGAAGGAAGATTTAACTCTCTTTGTGAATGCATCAATTTTAGCTGTACCATCAGTATAAAGCTTGTCTGCCCATTCGAGCACACCCTCTACCATATCTGGCCAGTAAGAATTACCAACTACTTTATCATAAATATCAAAGAAATAGTCTTTTATATTTGTAGCAAATCGTTTAATAAAATTATCAGCTTCCCATAATTTCTTCAAGGCTCTATCCGCAATAGCGTCACCCATATAAATCATGTAACCAATAACTGCCATAACAGTTTCAATTACTACGAATTTTAGTTCTGCAAAGGCTGTTGTAAAACCGTATAATGCACCTGCTGCTACATCTAACCCTAGTAGATTAGCTGCAAATAATTGTAAGCTTGCAACACCTTTCTTTTCAAGAATAGAGAATGTCTCCAATAAGCTTGGATTAATCCCAAGTAAACTTCTTGCTAAGAACACAAGGTTAGTAGTAAATTCTACAATGTATGTAAGTGTAATTAAGAATGCTGGAGCTAAGAATCTTTGAAGTGTGTAGCCTAAGATCTGAGCAGACTGATTACCTAACTCAATAAACCTATCGAATCGAATATTTGTAAATTCAATTAATGGGTTACTTGCAATACCAATTGCAGCGCCAAAAGATTTTAGTGCAGCTACGCCTTGGTATAGCGGAGTGATAAGATTATCTCTTAATCCAACTGAGAATGATAAGAATCCAAATGCATTATTAGGGTCCAAACCTTCTGCTAGTAAGTTTAAGTTTTTAGTAAATTCTAATACAGATCTAGAATCAAAAATATCACCGATAACTCTTGATGTACGTGTATCACCAAAGGCAACGAATAGACCCATTTGTTCTACTACGCCACGGATTAGCTTCCTAAATGCAAATACAGTATCATAAAAATCTGTAAATGAAGCTCTCAATCTATCAAAGAAGAATGAGTTAACTAGTACTAATAGTGGAGTTGTGAATGTTCTAATTACAGGTACAATTGCGCTAATATTCAAGAGAATAGAACGGAATAAATTACCAAATGCAGCAACAACTAGCTTAGTATCTCTAATTGATTCACCTAGTCTTGAGCTTAATACTGTAAAATAAACATCAGCGACATCAGCGACATTCTCAATGTATACTGCAATCTTGTTTATGTTTGCACCTAATAGTTGTGACAGTCCACTAGACTTAGAGATCTCAGACAGTAGTAAATCCACTGAAGTTCTTAATCGGATACTAGCCTGTTCAAATGTAGGCGCTAATAGCGCAAATTCGCTATTTAATTTTTCTGTTTGACTTAGCAATGCCTTGAATACGACATCACTTGTTAATCTGCCTTCTTCAGCGAGCTTTCTTAATTCACCAATAGATGCACCAAGACCATCAGCAATGGCTTGTGCAATTCTAGGTGTTTGCTCTAATACTGAATTCAATTCCTCACCACGTAACTGACCTGAAGCTAGACCTTGACCTAATTGGATCAATGCTGCTCTAGCAGACTCACCTGCAGTACCAGAGATAGTTACTGCCTTCTGTACGTTTTCGGTTGCTTGTAAAAGCTGTTTTGTGGAAGTATTTGTGTTCTTTAGTGCCGAACCAAATTTAGTAAATACAGTTACAGTACCTTCTAAGGAGCTTCTTGTCCTAACTGATAAGGCTAATAACTGTGATTGTACAACCACTAACTCTTTAGTTCTACCTACAACTAAAGCTATTCTGTTCTCTAAGTTTGTAAAGCTATCTGAAGCTCTATTAATACTATTAATCGCACCGAATGCAGCAAATGCCGCAGTAACACTACCAGCTAAACTAGCTAATGTTTGGGTTGCATTAGAAGTTGTTTTCTCTATTCTACCAACGGATGCCGAAAGTTTATCTAAGTCTCTTTGTGCTTGTGACGAGTCAGACGTGACTTTCAATGCTATATCTGACATAAAATCTCCTTAAAAAAATGCCCTAAGATATATCACGAATATTGTGATGCATCAAAGGGCAAAAAATTTATACTATAGTGGGTTCGAATCCACTTTTCATTAGCGTTTGTTCAATAAAGTAGGGTGGAGCTTGTTTAGACCATCCTGCATTGAGATATGTAATATACTCTGCATCATTACTAACTACATGCTGTGTTTCTGTTAAGCTTAATAAAAATTTATTCTTAAGAGAAAATGAAACTTTAAATGAAGTTTCTTTATAATTTGTCCATCTACTTGCAGCATAACCAGTATCTTTTGGTGTAACACGTTTTAGTTCTTGGACTGCATTATCAACTGCATCCTCAACAATTGAGTTAACGCCTTGTTCTAAAGCATTAGATAATTTCTTATCTAGTTGCTTATTTACTTGTAGTTTAAGTTTTATCAACTTCAACCTCCCAATCTACTTTGTTTTTAGCTGCTGCATTTTTAAGTCTAGCAAATAAGCCAGAGTTAACAATAGAGCTTGATAATTTGTCATCTCTCTCCTCTGCGGCAGATTTAATTGCAGCAATGGAGCTAAATAATTTCTCAGGCTTTTCTTTAACACCTTGTGCTTGTAGTAGCATATAGGTTCTTTGGTCCTCTTGCCAACCAGAAGGACGCTGACGAAAATATTCGAACCAGCCCAATAGTTCCTCATAGGGCATTTCTGTAAGGAGTCTATAAACTGGCATATGTAGTTTAAATGCCAATTCATAGATCTCAATCATTTCCTTATCTAGGCTTACTTCGCCTGACTCACGTTTCCCAATCCAGAGAATGTGAGAACTTCATTAGATAGACGGGATAATTCGTCAACAGGAAATGCGCTAAAATCCTCAGTTGATAATTCATCTGCACCATCAACGGCACATGAAATTACATACTGCAATAGTTGGATACTTGCATTTTCATCTTCTCCAACAGCTTTTGACTTTTCTTGAATCTCCATAACTTGAGATACAGAAAGCTTCTTAATTGTAACGTCTTCACCC